TTGGGGAACACGGTTGCGGAGATCATGCAGCCGACTACCTTCGACACTATCACTGTGACGGGCTTTAATGTTATCACTCAGCAGATACAGAGCGTGAATTATGTGGAGCCTTTGCTTAACGGCAGCAGGTATGAGTTCAGCGTTACGATGGATTGGCTTGTAAGGGTTGCGAGCGTGTAATAGTTTGCCTATCTTTGGCGTGTTCTCATCATTCTCTTTTTAAAGGGGTGTTTTTGGTGTCCAGCCTGCGCCCCTTTTTTATTTCAAATAATTTGAAAAATAATTTGTGCAGAATAGAAACCTTTTGTAGTTTAGCCTCGTCAAACGAATAAAAACCAAGCGACATGGCAACTTCAGAAAGAATTTACAGTATAGCTGCCAACACAAGCATCGAAACTATTGAAGATGCAGTTAAGATGTGGAAAGTTGAAGGCAAAGACGAAAAAGTAAGCCTTTACAATTCTTTGATGCAATTAGGAGATTCGCAAAAAATAGCCTACGCCACGTCTGTAATGCACGAAGATCAGGAGATAAGCGAAATGTACAGAGTGGCTTACTCTTCATAAACCTAGTTTGAGTTAGGGGGATAGCCTCGGCCTACGGGTCGGGGCTTTTTTGTTGCTTCGTAAATTTGTGACATCAAACAAATTCCACAATGGCACAAAAGGACGGGCGCGTAATTCGCCTAGAAATCAACAGCAACTTCCTTAAAGGAGTTACCACCTCAGCTCTCAGCTTAACAGCTGACATGATCGACGTCACCAACTACGAAAGCAATAAGAGCAAAGAGTATCTCCCAGGGGAGCAGACCGGAACGGTTACAGCCACTTTTACCTTTGACCCTGACGTAAGCTCTGCCAATTTCACTGACGTATTTACCGCTTGGAAGGCGGGTACTGAGCTTCCTTTCGTTTACGGAGATTCAACCTCGGGATCGGAAGTTATCACAGGCAACTGCTTGGTGTCTTCATTGAATTGGAACGGCCCAAAGAACGAGGTAAGCACTTGCGATACCACTTTGCAGATTACAGGCCCCGTTGCTATTGATGTAGCTTCCTAATGCGTTGGACGTGGAATAACGGAGCATCGCTCCATTTGGCCGAGATCCTCGGGCATGAATACTTGGATGAAACCTATGCCGTAATTGATACGGCTTTAGGTTTTTTCCGTAATATCAAAGCCGAGAATCAGAAGAGGAGCATAAAGATCAGCGAATGGAAAGCGTTCGCCAATATCCTGTATGCTGCTCATTTGGCCGCTTGTGACCGCGATAAGGTAGAGCCGGAGGTGAGCTTGGAGGACTGCTTCAGTCATGTGAACAGGGAGCCTGCTATTATTGTCGAGGTGCTGACTGAGGCTATCAAGACCATCACCATCAAGCAGAAGGGCGAAGCGGGGGAGGAGATCGCCTGACGTGGGATGACCTTTTGGACGTGGCGTGCGGTGAGCTAGGGCTACGTCAGGCGGAGTTTGAGGACATGACTTTTCGGGAGTTCACCCACCGAGTGAGAGGGGATAGAAACAAGCGATACGAGATGTATAGCGTGATGCGAAACCTCGCAGCGTGGCAAGTGAACATCCATATCGCCAAAGGTGACAGGGTGACCCCTCAGCAGATGCTACCCTTGCCGATAGACGGAAAGACTTCGGAGGTGTTTGACGATGAAACCCTAGAGAGATTGAAAAACTGGAACCCCATTAAGCGATGAAAGTATCTGAGATGTATGTTGAGATAGGCGCGAAGATCGACAAGCTCGAATCTGCGCTTAATCGCATGGAGGGGGACATTAAGAACACGGGCAAGAGGGCGGAGAGTGCTTCGCGTGACAGCTTCGGGAAGATAGGCGGCATCATTGCAGGGGCTTTCAGCGTTCAGGCCGTTATGAGCTTTTCAAAGCAGATCATTGCGGTGCGCGGTGAGTTTGAAAAGTTCGAGGCAGTTTTAACCAATACACTAGGGAGCAGCAGCGCGGCACAGCTCGCCCTATCGGATATTAAAGACTTCGCAGCTCAGACACCTTTTAGCGTTCAAGAGCTTACTGGCTCTTTTGTAAAGTTGGCGAATCAGGGCTTTGTTCCCACCATCCAACAGATGCGAAAGCTAGGGGATGTAGCGGCTGCAACAGGCAAAGGCTTTGATCAATTAGCTGAGGCTATTATTGATGCCCAAGTAGGGGAATTTGAGCGTTTGAAAGAGTTCGGCATTCGAGCGCAGAAAGAAGGGGATAATGTGAAGTTCACCTTCAAAGGCGTGCAAACGCAAGTAGATTTTACGGCCGAGAGCATTCAGGATTACATTCTAGGATTAGGTGAAGTTGAGGGGGTAAGCGGTGCGACTGCGGCCATATCTGAAACGCTATCGGGTAAGGTTTCCAATCTTGGAGATGCTTACGATAACCTTTTGAATACGATAGGCGATAGCGGCCTTTGGAAGAATGCTATTGATGGCGTTTCAGGTTTGCTATCGGCCACAACAGAATTAGTAGACTACCTCAAACAGGATGGCGTTAGCGCGTGGCAAAAGTTTGGGGACATTATCGCAACAGCTACGGGTAATCCTGCTGTACTTGCTAAGATAGCCGCTACCAATGCGGCATTGGATGCACAAAAGAAAGCTACTTTAGAAGTTCAAGCAGCGCAAGAGGCGGGAAGTATGCCCAAGGCAAAAGGCGGCCAATCAGGTAGCACGATAGCCCCAACGAAGGAGGAAATCGAAAGATGGCACTCCCTTGGAGCAGCGGCCAACCTGACAGCGCAGATTTTAGAAGATGCCTTCGGAGCATCTGCCATCGACATAAGCGGCCCTATCGTTGAAATGGATAGGCTCACCGACCCCGAAATGGAGGAAGCCCTTTCCCGCATGAGCGTGGAGCTTGAAGATGTCACTGAAAAGCTGAAAGACTACTACGGGGAGCTTGAAAGGGCAAACATGGCAGGGGAGCTATTCGGAAGCGTTCTAAACAGCGCATTTGAAGCGGCCCTTATCAATGGGGAGAGCTTCTTTGAAACATTCGGAAATGGGCTAAAACAGCTTATACAACAGCTTGCAGCGGCTGCGGCCACATCGTTAGTCCTATCGGCTATCCTTAGTAGTTTCATGCCGGGCATTGGCTTTGGGAAGATCTTCGGCCAAGTCGCAGGCGGTATGGGTGGAAGCGGTGGAACACTTAGCGGAATCTTCAAGCTATTCGGAACTGATTTAATAGCAAGCGGGGATAGAACAACAGGGCAACAAGGTAGATTCTAATGTCAACGAAATACAAGGCTAAATTCACCGACACCCGCGAGAATTATGAATGGGAGGTTCACCTATTTGACACGAGCTATACAAGCTATTCTGACCGCGTTCTCGCTGATGGTGGAACGGTTGAAGGTATCGACTGTTTGCCTGTTGACCTCACAGAGCTTGTTGAATATAAGCGAATGGAGCTTGGGGCAGATGCTTTTGAGCTTGAATATGGCAAGCGCGGTGATGAGTGGTACGAGCCTATAAAGGGGAGCCGCGTAGTATTTGACTTCGTTTGCAGTAGTCAGGAGGACTTGGACTATGTAGATGACATTGCCCAAGTGCAGGAAACGCGCTTTTTTGTACGGCTATACCGTGACGGCTCAATCTTTTGGCAGGGGCCTATTCTTCAAGATTTGCTGCGCGTTCCTTATTCGACCATTCCCGCATCGGTAGAAATTCAGGCAACGGATGGATTAGCGAGGTTGAAGGGGGTTCGAAAGGCTATATCTGAATTTAACAACGTAGCGGAAAGTGTTATATCAATCCTGAAAGATGCCGACATCGGCAATCTATGGGCTACTAGTGACGACTTTTTACGGACGGCAGTCAAATGGACGGAAGAGCAAACGTACTCAGGGACTCCCGCGAATACATACGACACCCTCGAATTTATGTTCGTTCCGGCTTTTGGGGGGCAGTATACCGAAGATGAGAATGGAGATCCTGTTTACAGGAGCTATTACGATTATTTGGAAGTGGTTTTGAAAGTGCTTAATTGCCGCATTCTTTTGGCTGATGGTCTATGGAATATCGAGCAGATAGACCAAATAGAAGAGGGCACTACAATCTACTCTAACACATACAAAAAAAGCTATGCGATAGGCGCAAACGCAAACCCTTCGACCGCTACGGGCGTGACTTCGAGGGGTTCAGCGTTCTTCCCTTATTTCGCTCTTTCGGCTACGGCTGATATAAACAGGGTAGGCACCGATTCAAGCTGGACATACATTCCCGCGGCAAGAACTTTCGAGATACGATACAAGACAGATGATAATATCGCTATCAATGTAGAGTGGATGCGGGTGGTTTCAACCACCTACACGATGCGCGACCTTTTAGAAGATGCTAATTCGGGCGTAAGGTTTAGGACTGAGGTCGGATTCCACAAAGTTGTAAACGGGGCTATCATTGA